ACAGGCTCAAGCAGATGCAGCCGCTGCTGAAGCTGCTAGGGCAGCAGATGCTCAAGCCCAAGCAGATGCTTTAGCAGAAGCAATAGCTGCTGGAGAAGCTAGATACGGAGAAGCTGTAGCTGCTGGTGAAGCTCTTGGTGAAGCAAAATATGGCGAAGGGCTGGGCACAGGTAGAGGCCAAGGCGCTGGTGCAGGCATAGGTGCAGGGCTGGGCTTAGGTCTTCTTGCTGGCATGGGTGGAGGTGCTGGAGGTACTGGAGGCTACACACCACCTGACTTTGAGGACTATGACTTTAGAAAAACATATCAAGCCCCTGAGTTACTAGAGCTAGCGCCACAATACGAAAGTTATCAAGCCCCTACACTACAAGGGTTATTTAGAGGATTCATATGAGTACCAGTTATTTAACAATAGTAAACGAGGTACTGCGTCGGCTTCGTGAAGAAGAAGTATCTACAATTACACAGAACACCTATAGTAAAATGGTAGGTGACTTTGTAAATGATGCTAAGAGAGTTGTAGAGGATTCACATGACTGGTCTGCACTACGCACAACTGTAGTTGTACCTACTGTTGAAAATACTACAGAATATAGCTTGACAAACGCTGGAGAACGTGTTAAAATATATAGTGCTATTAACGACACATCAAACTTTTTTATGCGCTATGAGTCACCTAACTGGTTTAACAACGCATATTATATCTCCGGTGAAGTCACAGGCACTCCAGACTCCTATACGTTCAGTGGCATAGACAGTAACGAGGACACTAAGATACGTGTGTACCCTAAGCCATCTGGAGTTTACTCTTTGCGCTTTGACCTTATTGCAAGAGAGAATGAATTAACTTTAGACACAGACACTACAGTGCTGCCTAAGAACGCTATAGTACACAATGCTGTAGCTTTGTTGGCTAGAGAGCGTGGAGAGACAGGAGGCACTACTGCACAAGACTACTTCTTGATTGCAGATAAGCACTTGTCGGACGCTGTTGCGCTAGATGCTTATAAGAATCCTGAAGAATTTATCTACAGAGTACCCTAATGGCTCAGCAAAGAGAACATATATACATTGCTGCACCGGGGTTTAAGGGACTTAACACACAGGAGTCTCCTGTAGCTCAAGACGCTACATTTGCAGCTATTGCAGAGAATGTAGTAATAGATAAATTTGGACGTATTGGTGCGCGTAAAGGCTTAAAGAAGCTCACAAGCAGTGCTACGCCTTTGGGTTCTAGTGATGGTATAGAGGCTATCTTTGAGTTTGTAGATGAAAGTGGAGACAAGGTTGTACTGTCTGCCGGTAACAATAAGATATTTAAGGGTACAACGACACTTACTGATATAACTCCTGCTGGCTACACACCTACAGCTAACAACTGGAAAATTGTAAACTTTAACAATCATGTTTATTTTTTTCAAAGAGACCATGAGTCGCTTTTAGCTACAGATGAGTCTGGCAGTTTTGTTCTTCAAGCCTTTAGTAGCCACGCTCATGCAACGGGAACTGCACCGCAAGCTAATGAAGCATGTGCAGCTTTTGGTAGGCTTTGGGTAGCTGATGTTACTGGTAACAAACATACTTTGTTCTTTAGTGATTTACTTAACGGTCACGCTTGGTCAGGGGGTAGTTCAGGGTCACTAGACTTAACTACTGTGTTTCCTGAAGGCTTTGATGAGATAGTAGCTGTACGAGAGTTTAATGACTTTTTAGTTATCTTTGGCAAGCGTAGTATTCTCTTGTACTCTGGTGCAAGCTCACCGTCTACTATGGTTCTTGCTGATGTCATTACAGGCATAGGGTGCATAGCTAGAGACAGCATACAGTCTATAGGCACAGACTTGATCTTTTTGTCTAATTCTGGTGTACGTAGCTTAGGCAGAGTAATACAGGAAAAGTCCAGTCCTATTGGAGACATTTCTGTAAATGTTAGAGACACATTGATGACTGCTGTATCGGTAGAAACAGGCAACATCAAGTCAGTCTACAGTGAAGAAGACGCTTTTTATCTTCTTATTTTGCCTGAAGTTAATAATCTTGTGTTTTGCTTTGATATGCGAGGCAAGCTAGAAAACGGAGCAAATAGAGCAACTACATGGCCCTTTACTGGCATACTGTGCGCTACAACTACAGATGACAATGAAGTATACTTTGGTAGCTCTAAGGGCATTAGTGAGTACGAAGGTTTCCTAGACGATACCTCTACTTACACAATGAAGTACTTTACTAATGCACTTTCTTTTGGTGACGCTAGTAAACTAAAGATACTAAAAGAAATTACATTTACTATTGTAGGTGGACAAGCTACAAAGCTATTATTAAACTGGGGTTACGACTACACAGAAGGCTACACAAAACAACTGTTGACAGTAGATGATGCGTCTATTGCAGAGTATGGTATTTCTGAGTACAACGTAGCAACCTCACAGTACAACGCATCTATTATTGTAAACAAAGCAACCACTAAAACAACTGGGTCAGGGCGTGTAGTCACCATTGGTTTAGAGGCTACAATTAACGACAAACAATTCTCAATACAAGATGTGAACATAGAAGCACTTATAGGTAGATCAATTTAATGAGTAACTACACAAAAACTACAAACTTTGCGGCTAAAGATTCCCTGCCTTCAGGTAATGCTGCAAAGATCGTAAAAGGTACTGAGATTGATACAGAGTTTAATAACATTGAAACTGCATCAGCTACTAAAGCAGACTCTAATAACTCTACGTTAACAGGTACTACTGCATTTGAAACACTGTCAGATGGCTCTATCTCTATCACTGCCTTTGTCGATGAAGACAACATGGCATCCGACAGTGCAACACTTCTGCCTACACAGCAGTCAGTCAAAGCATATGTAGACTCTCAGGTAACTGCACAGGACTTAGACTTCCAAGCAGATACTGGTGGTGCCCTGAGTATTGACTTAGACTCAGAGACACTTACGTTTACTGGTGGTACTGGTATTGATACTAGTGGCGCTCTTAACGCTGTTACGTTTGCTATTGACAGCACTGTAGCGACTCTAGCAGGCACACAGACGCTAACCAATAAGACCCTTACGTCACCTACGCTTAACACGCCTACTATTGGTACTTCGTTTACTATTGGCTCCGCTACGATTACTGAAGCAGAACTAGAGATCTTGGATGGCGCTACAGTAACTACAGCAGAGCTAAATGTACTGGACGGTATCACTATCACTACTGCTGAATTAAATATTTTAGATGGCGTAACGTCTACCGCAGCAGAACTTAACATTTTAGACGGCGTTACTTCTACTGCTGCTGAACTTAATATCCTAGATGGTGTTACAAGTACTACAGCGGAACTTAACATACTGGATGGAGTTACTAGCACAGCATCAGAACTTAATATTCTAGATGGTGTCACAAGTACTGCTGCTGAGTTAAACATTCTTGATGGAGTTACGGCTACTACAGCAGAAATTAACTATGTAGACGGTGTAACATCTAATGTTCAAACGCAGCTTAATACTAAAGCACCTATAGATGGCGCTACGTTCACAGGCACTACTACTATACCTACTGCTGACATCAATGGTGGAGCTATAGACGGTACTGTTATTGGTGGATCTTCTGCTGCCGCTGGTAGCTTTACTACGCTAGGAGCCTCCGGTGCTATTACAGGTACTCTAGGTACTGCTGCACAGACTAACATTACAAGTGTTGGTACTTTAGGTAGCTTAACAGTTTCTGGTGACGTTACAGTAGACACTAACAGCCTAAAAGTAGACTCTACTAACAATCGTGTAGGTATTCTTAACGCATCACCAGATGTAACTTTAGACATTGGTTCTGCTACTGACTCAATCCATATTCCAGTAGGTACTACAGCACAAAGACCCGGTAGTCCTGCTGCTGGTTACTTTAGATACAATAGTACACTATCACAGTTTGAAGGTTACACAGATGCTTGGGGAGCCATTGGTGGCGGTGGTGGATCTAACCTAGTTGTAGATACCATGACAGGTGACGGTAGTGATACTACGCTTACCTTGAGCAATGATCCGCTTAACGAAAATAATACTCAAGTGTACATTGATGGTGTCTATCAGAACAAAGATACCTATAGTGTCTCTGGCACTACTTTAACATTCTCTACTGCACCTCCTAGTGGTTCTGCTGTAGAAGCTATGACTATCCAGCCTACTGCTGTAAATGTACCTGCTGATGCTAGTGTTACATCTGCAAAGCTGTCTGGTGATCTTGTGACTCCCGGTGCTTTAGACGTAACGGGTACTGTGACTGCTGATGGTTTGACTGTTGATGGTGTTGGTAGTGTTTCAGCAAACACAACAAGTAATGCAGGGTCGATTTATAACGCAAATACAAGCGGCACCGTACTCAAACTAAGGTCAGGCAGTGTTGGTGGAACAACGGCTGTTTTAGGCATTTTTGACGGCAACAATAACGAAAAAGCTAGGTTTACTGCGTCAGGACGGTTGGGTATTGGTACTAGCAGCCCCTCAGATGTCCTCCATGCCGTTGGCCCCACAATTAACTTGGAGCGTCAGTCGAATGGCGCTGGTTTTGGCGTTGGGCTTAAATTTAGCTTAGGCGATTCTGCAAGCACTACAGCAAATCACAACTACGCTTCAATTTTTGGAGTCATTGAAGATAATACGAATGGAGCCGAAGACGGCTATCTGAGCTTTCAAACTTCGTTGAGTGGGTCTGTTGGTGAACGCATGCGCATCACGAGCGATGGTGGAATTGCCGTAAACACCAACAGCATCCACGACTTTGGTGCCAACAACCATGAGTTTCAAATCAATGGCGTTAAGGGCGGTTCCGTTGCGTTCAGTCGTGGAACCAACGGCGCAACTGAGCAATATGCACTAAGAACCTCAGACGATGATGCGCTTCGATTTGAGCGTGGCTCCAATTATGCAAGCGAGACGATGAGACTGACCTCAGGCGGCAACTTGCTTGTGGGGACGACTACAAGTTTTGGTGTGCTATCTGTTAGAGATGCGACTGGAAGCTCTACTAGCATCACTGCTAGATTTTTGGGCGGGGCTTCAAATGATAGTTTACTAATTCGTGGTGATGGAGACGCTGAAAACACCAATAACTCTTATGGTGCTATTTCAGATGTAAGAGTAAAAGAAAACATTGTTGATGCTTCCCCGAAACTTGAAGATTTAATGCGAGTCCAAGTTCGCAACTACAACTTGATTGGTAGAACACAAAAACAAATTGGCGTAGTTGCTCAAGAGTTAGAACAAGTATTTCCGGGCATGATTAAAGAATCTCCAGAGATTGATACCAATGGTCAAGAAACTGGTGAAACAAGAAAGTCGGTTAAATACAGCGTTTTTGTGCCTATGCTAATTAAAGCAATGCAAGAACAACAAGCAACCATCACTGCTTTAGAAACACGAATCACTCAACTGGAGAATAACTAATGGCTCTAACAAAAGTATCCAGAGGACTCCTGAGTACAAGCATTGTAGACAATGGCAATGCCACGGCGATTACTATTGATGCTAATGAGAATGTCGGTATTGGTACTAGCAGCCCAGAAAGCGTTTTAGCAATTAAAGGTTCATCAGGGGCTGCGGATTTATTCTCTATTTCAGATGTTGGTGTGCCTACTAGCGGTGCTGAATACGGCGTTGCAATGATTAAAAGCAATGCTGCCGAATTTGCTCTTAATATCACAAGCTATAATGCCAACGGCAAAGGTCTGAGAGTCTACAACAACGGTGGACAAGACGCTTTCTTGGTCACTCAAGCGGGAGGAGACAGGTTCGTAGTTGATGGAAGCGGCAACGTCGGGATTGGTACGAGTAGTCCCGCAAGCTCCACAGGTTATACGGTGTTGACGCTAAATAATGCGACGAATGGTGGCAATCTTCAGTTTCATCACAATGGCACTTACAAGGGTGTAATTTACAATTCTTCATCTCAATTTAGAATTGAAGCTGGCGCAAGTACACCCATGGTTTTTGCTAACCCTAATGGCGAAGCCATGCGCATAGACTCAAGCGGCAACTTGCTTGTGGGGGCTACCAGCGCCCCTGCTGCTAGAAAATTCTATGTAGAAAGCCAAACCTATCCGTGTCAGCTACGCATGGGAACCAGTGCGGTCAATTATCCGGTTCTTCAATTAAGGTCGGGGTATGTCACTGGAGGTCAGACTGGAACA